ATGAAAAGGAAGCAGATATTATTGCTTTAGTGCGAACTATTGTTTTAATTTTATACATGACGACTAATGTATTTATTGTGGCTGGCGTGATTAGACATTGGCAAAAAGAAAGGCCCGTCGAAACGGGCCGTTGCTTTTATGGTTAATGCAAAGTTCAGAACCAATGAGGCTTTGGCATGTAACGAACACCACGATAGGTGAGTTCATTAGAGATCATTGCCAATTGAGCTTCGCGCAGACGGGCTTGCTTCTCAAGTTGTTTTTTGATGAGAGCGAGAGGGTTCATGGAGGTTCTCCACAGCCTAGACCCCGTTCCATGTCTAGGGTGCATGCAACCTGTCGCCAGGTCGAACGTAAATTCATCCTATCAAATACCCCCAACAGGATTCGAACCTGTACTGTGGCGATTTTAAGTCGCGTGTCTCTACCAGTTGGACTATGGGGGCATGAGCAGAAGCGGAACGCATTAGTCCCATAATGGTCGTGCGGCGACCCTTCTGCCTGCTTCATCGCCGTGTTGCACGGCAGCATAAAGAATCTTCCCCTTTCTTTATGCAAGAGGCTATGAGCCTCGTAAGCCATATGGGCGTCCCCGCATGGCTGCATCGCGAATGCAGGAAAAGTATAGCTTATTTACTGACGCCATGACCAATAGACAACGCCTCCTTTTTCAAGGATGCACCGATGGTAATGGCGAGCTTCTGAAAGCGGGATGCAAGTTTGATGCTTCCTTCCATCGATGATGTATTGAATGCAAACAGTGTTGCCATTCATACGTCGTACACGCGACATTCCAAGGCGTAAGGATGGAGGGCGCAGAAATTGTCCAATTGTATTGACGTGTCGAAAGGGTGGCTCATCTCCTGGCGATATGCGTCCATTGCGGCATTGTATTGTTTTTGTGCATTATTTGCTTCTTCACTATCAGAGCCATGCGTGTTGAATGCCATGGTTAAATCAAAAGAAGCATCTACGACTTTTGCAAAAGACTGATGGAGATGTTCGTTTTCCATTGTATTCCCTTGAACATCTTTAGAATAATCAGACTTCAGGAGGTTGTTGTGCTTTTTGTTGCTTTTTCAAGATTTGATAAGTTTTACGAAGGCGAGGCAGTAATGATGGCTGGTAGAAATGTTCGGCTGCAAGTAATTGAAGGGCAGTTTGACGATCGCTTTCAAGAAGGGTGACAAGGAATTGTGCTTCTTGATAGTTAAGGGAGAAGTTGTCCATTTAGAAAGATTTTTAAATATGTTAAAGCTTACAGGAAATTTTCAAGCCAATTGGCCTCATCATCTTTATTGGCTGCATGAATGCCCGCCGCCAATGCAAATGCATGGTCGTCAATGCCGGTTTGTTTACCACCAGTGACTGACCATTGTCCACCAGCTTTATAGACAACAGTGAGGTTTTTAATTTCGGAAATAGCCTTTTCGTGGTTGTAGATGTTCACTTGTCCAGCATTGAACAATTCGCGCATTTTTGAAAATGCTTTTGTCTTGGAGCTAAGTGTCCAAGTGAGTTCTTCAATGGGGAAATCACCAGAGAGTGCTTGAATGGTGCCAGCACTGTTGTATTGGTCCATGACAATCTTTTCAAACACATATAGCTTGTGCTGTTCTCGTATCCAATCTTCCACTGCATTGATATTCACTTCTTTCCTTCCATTGATTTCAAAATCAGCCACAAACGTGTGAAATTTATCCACTACTAAAGTTCCATTATCAAAATGAACAATACAAGCAGTGTAATTGTCTCGACCAATGCCGCCGCGAGCAGGGTCAAGAGAAAGGACGTAAGAGCCAACAAAACGCTCTTCTGGAGGAAGAGCTTTCCTTTTATCGTCAATGCACGCTTCAACAACATCAGGAGAAATTAAGGCAGAAAGATTAGCTGAGAATTGAGCGCCATATTCAACGTTAAATTTATCTGGATCACGTTGGCGTTCCAGGTCAAGGAATTCACGAGAGATGGTTGGGTTCATCTCCCATGTTGGGAGGTTTACTGCTTGAAGGTGAGGAAATCTTCCTGATGCCGCTTCTTTGAAATGTTGATAGAAGAGTCCATCAGTTAGCCATGGTGAGGATAGTTCAAGGATTTTGCCATCTTTACCGAACTGTGCAACTGCTGGCGAGAGTGCTTGATAAATGCCATTAGCGCCTGAGTTTGCATCTCCATCAACGGCAAATGCGAGTTCGTCAAACACGCAAGCGCAACATGCAAGACCACGAGCGGCCCTACCAGAAGTGGGAATTGCTTTGAATACACAACCATTGCTCATTTCTAATTGATCTGCAGTTTCGCGGGCGATTTCTTGCGCGAAAGGGCTATCAAGAATGAGCTGACGGATGTTATTAAGGGCAATACGGCTTTGGTCTTGACTATTGGCAACGGTAAGGACGTACCACTTTTCTCCTTTTCTTACTTTCGCTTTGTATTTATCTTCTAAAACAAAGCAAATGTAAACGCAGGCTACTGCGGCCATCAACGTTTTACCGCTGCGTCGTCCAAGTGCCCATGTTGCCTGTGAATAGCCTCCTTTAAAGAAGCCATCAAGGATTTCGGACTGCTTTGGATAGAGTTCAAGACGTAGAGCGTGCTTAGCGAAATCAGAGCAAGAAAGCCTGGTCATCACTTATTTCCCAAGGTTTCATAACCTTCACAATGTTGATGCACAATTGTTCATCAACTTTTAGAATAGTCACATCTGTAAGATTTTAAGCATGGCAGACATTACAAGCAGCGAGGATTTGGTGCAATTGGGCCACAATTCTGGATATGGAATGCGTGCTGATGGTCTTCAGAATGTATTTACTGGCATGGGCACTAGTCGTGATAAAACGACTAGGACCACAGTTAAGCCAGTCACATTTATGGGGCATGAAGACCTTGAAGGTCTTTATGCGCATTGGTTGATGCGGCGCATTGTTGATCTAGTTGCAGATGAATGCACGCGAGAAGGATTTGAGATTTTATTTGGTGGTGAAGGCGTGAATGCAGAAACGCTTTCTGGCGTGGAGCAATCAATTGAAGATTTAGGCATTTTGCCCGCCTTTAATGAGGCGGCCAAAACATCACGACTTTATGGCGGCAGCGCACTTCTTTTGTACATCGATGATGGTCGTCCGTCTGATATGCCAGTGGACAAAAATAACATTCGTGCCGTTGAGGGCATGGAATGTTTGGACCGGCATCAAATTGCGCCAATCATTAGTGAAGATAGCCTCTATGACTATTCCAAGGCCACATATTATCAAATCATTTCAGGCGATTTAATTCAGCAGCCTAATTTACGCGCCATTCATAAGGATAGGATTTTGCGTTTTGATGGCATTTGGCTGCCTTATCGCACCCGTCAGAAAAACTATGGATGGGGGATGAGTGTATTACAAAGCGTGTATGAGAGCTTTAAGCATTACTACAGTGGCACTTCCTCCATTGCCACCCTTCTTACTGAATTTGACATTTTTGTGCACAAAGTGAGGGGCTTGGCTTCAATGCTTGCTGCTGGCAAGGAAAGTCAAGTGCGAGATAGGCTGCAGCTTAATGATATGAGCAAGAGCATTTATCGCGGCTATGCAATTGATGCGGAAAAAGAAGAGCTTGCTTTTGTTAGTCGTCAATTTGGTGGTGTTTCTGAAATCCTTGAAAAGCTAAGAATTGATATTATTGCTGCTTCTGGCATTCCACACACATTGTTATTTGGCCAATCACCTTCTGGACTTGGTGCCACTGGTCGTAGTGAAGAACGTGATTTTGCAAAAGTTTGCCACCATTATCAGGAGACAAATTTCCGGAAGCCATTGATGAAGCTGATGGAATACATCATGCTGAGCAAAAATGGCCCAACAAATGGTCGAATGCCAGACAATTGGCGAGTGAGCTTTAAGCCATTGTTTGAAATGAACGAAAGAGAGCTTGCTGACGTGAGAGCACGAGTGGCAGCAGTTGATGCTCGTTACATTCAAGTGGGAGTGCTTACGCCACAAGAAGTTGCTGATTCGCGGTTTGGAAAGAGCGAATACAGTATTGAGACCACCATTGATCCAAGTATTAAGCGGGAAATACCTGCAAAGGATGGTGGGAGCAGCGGCAAGATGGCAGTGCCTCCTGGTGGTCGTGATCCTTTGGATCAAGCAAATGGAAGCCTTCCAATGGATGGATCGCGTGATGCATCGCCTGACGCTTCGACAATGGATGAGGCTGGTTTGTATTTATCGAGAGACCTTGAAGCGGAACGCGGTGATGTTGAATTTAAAGACAAAGAGCTGCACAAAAAGGCAATTGCTGCAGCAAAGGCCAAGTTTAAGACTTGGCCTAGTGCAGTGGCTGGTGCTTATGTAACGCGAAAGTACAAGGAATTGTATAAGCGTAAGCATGGTTCATTGTCTGGTGCTTTCAAGGGCAAGAAAACAACGGCAGAATATTTCAAGAAAGATGCCATCACTCCATTAAAGACTGAGGGCACCATTCTTGGCGACATTGATGAAGCCGCGTTGATTTCCGAAGAGGACATCAATGCAGCGTTGAATCAATGGAAACAGGAAGCTCCTGACAGGTTTAAGGACATCTTGGAGGCGGGTGATGTTGAGTCCGCTGAGTGATAGTTGGCCGCGTTTTGATGCGGAATGGTCTTATGACGCAAATTTAGGGCGCTATCGGCGCCCTTCTGGTCAATTCATGAGTGAAAAGGCTGTTATGGCCTTGATTGATGGTCGTATTGACAAACTGGGGCAGGATTTGCGTCGCTTTACAGAGATGATGATTGATGGCAATATCACCATTGATCAATGGCAAGGTAGCGTTCGTGAAGCAATTAAAGCTGCACACATTCAAACAACAATTCTTGGTCATGGTGGAAGGGAAAGTATGGGAAGTGCGGAGTATGGTCGCATTGGTCAAAGGCTTCGTGCGGAATATCGTTATCTACAGAATTTTGCTAGCGACATTTTGGCTGGCCGCGTTTCTCCTGCCATGGCTCTTGCTCGTGTGCAGCTATATGCTGAAAGTGTGCGAAGTTCTTACTGGGAAGGTGCCAGTAATCGTCAAGCCCAACAAGGCTATTCTTTAATGCGTAGGATTTTGGATCCACAGGCTGCGCATTGTGATGATTGCGTGCGTTATGCAAGAGCAGGATTGGTGCCATTAGGAAGTTTGCCAATGCCTGGTCAACGTTGTGAATGCAAAGCTAGGTGCAAATGTTCTGTGCAGTACAAAAGAAACGCTGTACCGAGTAGTCCTGTGTAGAAATGGCGCCTAACATCATGCAAGACTTCATGGTGTTATGGCCAAAATTCTTTATTGCGGAGACGCTGCTGTTCAAACTGGTTTTGGGCGTGTGGCTGAAAATTTGCTTCCTGAGCTAGCAAAGGAGCATGAAATTGTAGTGCTAGCCGTAAATTGGTGGGGAGATCCTCATGATCTCCCTTATCGCATGTATCCAGCACATGCTGGTGGTTCCGATCCATTTGGTTCGCATCGTTTGCAGGAGCTTCTTGTGAAAGAGCGCCCTGATTTGGTGTTTGCCGTGAATGATATTTGGATTTTGAACAAACTTTGGGGTGTGGCTAAGCCATTGAAAGAAAAGCTTGGTTTTAAGTGGTATGGATATTTCCCCACTGATAGCTATGGCTTTTTCCCAGAAGTGTTCAATGAATGCAAGGAATGGGATGGCATGGCTACTTACACTAATTTTGGTTTGGAGGAAGTGCGCAAAGCAGGGTACGAAATTCCTTGTGACGTAATTCCTCATGGAATCAATCATTCGACATTCTTCCCAGTGAAGAAGGAAGAGGCACGTAAAGCACTTGGCCTTCCCGAAGATGCATTCTTTGTATTTAATGGCAACCGAAAT